CGAAATGCAAGCCTATATTTGAGCGGCTTTCGAGAGGCTGATTCCGGAAGAGCATTGCTCTATTTCGAGATTCCCGTTGTAGAGAAGTAATCGTCAAGCGGCTGCCGGTAGTTATCCCCTAAGCCAACCCTCTTCGCTGTTTGACCGCCACAAACGGGCGACGGTCACAAGCCGTTCAAAAACTTCTCAGCCTTCAAATTGTATTAGTTAGAGTCGTTCGCGACTACGCGAAAAGTACGCGGATGATAGGTTCGTATCGGGTTAGGGGATTGCGGATGACCGAGCAACAAAGACGGAGGGCGCGGATCGTAAAGAAAGCGATCGAAAGCATCGAGCAAAGATTGCAGCCAGAGACGATCAGGCCAGCGCTCGTGAACCTGCTCCGATTACTGCAGATCGAAAAAGAACTGGAGCACGACGAGCCGCGTGAAGTCAGGGTCACATGGGTAGAGCCTCCGAAGACGGTGTCTGTAACCAAAGAATAGCCTACGATGCGCTTCCTTCTCAGAGGGCCTTTCATGGCTGCGAATGCCGATTCAAGGGCTTCTCGGGGCCGATCGCGTCGGGCAAAAGCCAGGCGCTCTGTCACGAAGCGATCAGGCTCAGTTATATAAACGGCGGCAGATTGGGATTAATTGGCGCGCCAACCTATGCGATGTTGCGCGACGCCACACAGACGGCGCTCTTCGCGATTCTGGAAGACGACAACATACCGTACGATTACAACAAAGCGGAGAATCTGCTGACCATCAGGGATAATAACTCACGCATAATATTCCGGCCAGTAGACGACTTCGAGCGATTACGCGGCACCAACCTCGCTTGGTTCGGACTCGACGAGTTGACCTATTCGCCGGCCGGAGCCTGGCTGCGGCTGGAGGGGCGCCTGCGTGATCCCGAAGCAAAACAGTTGTGCGGCTTCGCAGTATGGACGCCGAAGGGGTACGACTGGGTCTATCAGAAATTCATCGCCGATCCCGTGCCGGGATACAAAGCAATCATCGCGCAACCCGGGGAAAATCGATTTCTTCTGGAGAAGGTCCCCGACTTCTACGAACGGCTCAAAGGCAGCTATGACGAGACGTTTTATCAGCAGGAGGTGCTCGGACTATATGTCAATCTGCAAGGCGGTTTGGTGTACAGTTCCTTCAGCCGCAACGACCATGTGAAAGCCGTGCAGCCGAATCAGAACCTTCCATTGCTGTGGGCTCTAGACTTCAATGTCGATCCAATGTCATCAGTAGTGGCGCAGATCGAGGGACGGACGGTGTTTGTGCTGGATGAGATTTCGATCCGCCACGCCAGCACACACGAAGCGTGCGAAGAGTTTGAAAAACGTTTTCCTTTCCATCGGAGTGGGGTAGTTATCTATGGCGACGCGTCCGGGAACAGCGTGCAGACGACTGGAACTTCGGATTACCAGATCGTTCGGGAGTATTTCCGGACGAGTTACAAAGTGCGGGTAACATATAAAATTCCAAAAGCCAATCCGAGTGTGCGCGAAAGAATAATGCTAACCAATGCAAAGTTACGGTCGGCGACGGGGGACATCCGGCTTTATGTGAACGCTGGGTGCAAGGAGCTGATCAAAGACTTTGAACAGGTGTCGTACAAAGCGGATAGCAATGCCATTGACAAGGAAAAGGACCGACGCCGCACGCATCTTTCCGATGCATTGGGCTACCTGTTGTGGCAGGAATGCCGACCGCAGGCGGCGATTGGCGAGCAACACGAAAGGCTGATCTGAGGCATAGATGATCAACATAGACCGGGAACACCCGGAATACATCGCCAGGAAGGTCATGTGGAAAAAATACCGTGATCTGTACGCGGGCGGCGAACAAATGCGCGAGAGCGCCTACGAGTATTTGATCCGGCGGCACAAGGAGCCGAGTGAGATATATGCCGAACGGCTCAGCCGGGTATTTTACGAGAACTATATCGGCTCAATCATCGATTGGTATGCCGCGACGTTGATGCGTCGCGAGCCCGTTCTGCTATTTGACGGCAGTGACGATGCCGCCAAAGACTTCTACAATCAGTTTACAGAGGATTGCGATTTAAAAGGCACGAGCCTGGCGGAGTTTTTTCGCCAGCGGATTGTACAAACGCTGGTGCAGGGCCGCAGTTACATTGTGGTCGATTTTCCGCGGCCATCGACTGCGGTGAACAATCGCGCGGAGGAGGACGCATCAGGGCGTTCACGTGCGTACCTGGTGGATTACTCGCCGGAAGAGGTTATTAACTGGAGCTACGATGACCGGGGTGGTTTCGAGTGGGCCGTTATTCGTACACAGTCACTCAGAAAGTCAAAAGTCACCGAGACAGACTGGGCACGCGAAACACGGTGGATCCACTATGACCGCCAGCACTATCAAGTGTATGAGCAAGTGAAGGAAAAGGATCTGCGGCTGGTCGATGAAGGGCTACACGGGTTAGCCAGCCTGAATCGCGTGCCTGTATTTCCGCTGCGCGTGACAGAAGGGCTCTGGCTGATGAACAAAGCAGCGCTCCTACAATTAGAGCATTTCAATAAGTCAAATGCGCTGGGTTGGGCCCTCACGATGGGGCTATTTGCCTCGCCCGTTATTTATTCAGAGCGGGAATGGAACCAAATCGTAGGCGAGTCGTACTTCATTCAGTTGGCCCCGGGCGACCGGTTCGGCTGGACGGAGCCGGAGGGCAAGGTATACCAGATCGCTGCAGACAACCTGGTGCAACTGAAAGATGAAATCTACAGGGTTTGTTACCTGCTTACGCACGCCGCAGATCCGGATTCCGGGAGTCAACGCCAATCAGGCGCCAGCAAACAGCGGGATTTCAGTATTACTCATGAAGTGCTGCGAGCCTACGGAGACGCGGTTAAGGAAAGTTTGAAGCAAGTTCTGCGCGCCATCGCCGCGGCGCGGCAGGACACGATTTCTATCGATGTGTCCGGCCTGGATGAGTTCGACATCGGCGACTTCAGCAACGAGCTGGACGACGCACGGAAGTTGTTGAGCATGGGGATTGAGTCGGAAACGCTGAAGAAACAGGTTTTCAAAAAACTAGCTTTCAAGTTTCTGTCTGACGTGCGGCAGGAGATCAAGACACAGATCGCGCAAGAAATCGAGGCGCAACAGTAGGCGCTAGAGCACGCGTAGGCGCGAGCCGCCTACAGGACGGCTTACGGCCAGCGGCAGTTACGAATGCAGAGAGGTTGCGAATGGAAAACACGGACGTGCAAGCGATTGTGAAGCAGGCGATACAAGAATTCCTGCAGGAGCAGCAGGCGAAGAGCGAGCCTGCTTACAAGACCGAACTGCTGGAGGAACGCAAACGTCGCGAGCAATTAGAACGACGGCTCAGCGAGGTGGAAGAAGAGAGTAAACGCAGCCGGCAGGCGGCCGAACAGGCCGAGCGAGGATCAGCCATCAAGGCAGAGCTGCAACGGCTGGGCGTGGCAAAAGTCGATCTCGCTTATAAGGCGGTGCAAGACGAAGTCTTTCGTTCCGAAGACGGGCGTCTTCTCGCGCACGGTGACAACGGCGAGGTGCCGCTGAAGGAATACCTCACGAGTTTCGTTGGCGAGAATCCGGAGTTTCTGCCCGCCAGGATTTCCGGGGGATCCGGGATCACGGCAGCTCACAAGGCGCCGCGGGAAACCTCGGAAAACGTAGATATGGACGGAATCCGGCCTGGAATGAGTCCAGAACAAATGGAACGCGTCCGCAAGGAGATTCTGCGGGTGGCTTCGCAAAACCTGCGGGGCATATAAGTAGGACAGGCAGGAATGCCTGATTTTCACAAGGACAGGCAGGAGAGCCTGCTCCACAAGGAGAATGCATGGGGACAATTACATCAGCTAATGTGGCCAGCGCGATTGTCAAGCTGGTGGCGGCAGACGCTCTGCCCGCCTTGGTCGGGAACCTAGTCATGGGAAACCTGGTCAACCGCGACTACGAACCAGTTCTGGCTCAGGCAGGCGACACAGTCAACGTTCCAATTCCGCCCGTTCTTGTGGCCAATAACATCGCTGAAGGCGGGACAGTTCAGCCGCAGAACCCGAGCTTGGGTAATGCGCAGATTGTGTTGAACACGCACGCAGAAGCTACCTTCCAGATACCGGACGTGACGAAAGTGCTGGCGGTTCCTGACTTACTGCAAGTATACATGCAGCCGGCGGTGGTGGCAATAGCGGAAAGTATCGAGACAAGCCTGTTGAGCCTTTACGCCGGCCTAACGGCAAACACCCCGGTCGGCACTCCGGGAACGCCATTGGTTGAGTCGGTGATCGATCAGGCAGAAAGCGCTCTATTTAGCGCAAAGGTTCCGCCGTCGGAACCTAAGTATCTGATCGTCGACGCGGCGACTTACTCGCAGTTGCGGCAAATTGAGCGCTTCAGTGAATTCCAGACCGCCGGTGAGGCTGGGCTTCGGGCGTTGATTGACGGCGCGGTAGGCAAAATCAAGGACTTTTACGTCATGCGGTCGCAGTACATTTCCTATACCGGCAGTTCACCCATGACGACGCATAACGTCGCTTTTACAAAGAATGCGATTGGCCTCGTTATAAGGAGATTGCCGCAGCCGCTGTACGGTACGGGCGCGGTAGCACATTACGCCGAAATGGGCAACTTCGGTATGCGCGTAGTGATGAGCTACCAGCCGAACACGCTGGCTCAACAATTCACCGTTGATGTGCTGTACGGCTGCGCGGTGATCCGGAACAACTTCGGCGTGCAAGTTAATTCGTAGATTGCATCAGGGGCGATACGACCGGCGGCCAGTCGCAGTGGTCGCCGGATTAAGTGCACGGCGTTCTGTGTGCAACACGGGAGAGACTGAAACATGGACCTACAGATCTATTACAAAAAGATACGAGAGGCCGAGAACAACCTCAAAGATCCGGCTGTACTGGTAGTGAGCCTTGAGACACCGGACGGTGGGCGGCCCGGAGTACGAACCGAAGTGTCGAGGCGGATCGCCGCCAAGATGATCGTGGAGGGCGCCGCCCGCTTGGCCACGCCGCAGGAAGCTCGGGAATTTCAGGAAGAGAAGGCCGAGTCTAAGCGCCAGGCAGACCAACTCGCGGCCGCATCGCGTCTGCAGTTCACGGTTATCTCGCCCAATGAACTGCGTAGGTTGAAAGGCCAGCCGAGCAAGGATTAGGAACTTCAATGGCATTATTCACTGATGTGATTTCGACAATTCAGGATCTGTTGAATCAGGATTCGTCCGTATTAACGACGGCGCAGGTAGAGAATGTCAATCTCAGCGAGAAAATGACGCTAGCGCAGCAAGAACTGGGGATCGAGCTAACGACTCTGTTGCAGCGTACTAACTTTTACGATTGGCAGTTCTGGTTACAACCGGACCTGCAGTTGAACAACATCGTGGTGACACCGCCGTTACAGCTCTGGCATGTTTATCAGACTCTAAAATTGGTCTACCAGGACGTATATTTCAACCAGCTGAACGACCGTTACAAAGGCAAGCGGGATCAATTTGAACAGTTGTCGAGGTGGGCGATCAACAAGCTGATTGAAAGTGGACTTGGTACTGTATCGGATCCCATACCCCAAGCAACTCCGCCGCAACTTACATCAATCCCCGGCGGGCAAGCTGCAACGACGTATTGGGCAAGCGTATCCTGGCTTAACTCTGAGAGCGAAGAAGGCCAGCCGAGCAACCCGAGTACGCTTGCGATCACTGCGGGTACGGCGCTTGTGGTGCAGCCGATGAATCAGCCAACGAATGCCACGGCCTGGAACGTGTATGTGGGCTTGTCGCCGACAGCGATGGCATTACAGAATACGTCGCCCCTAGCGGCTGGCCAGGTTTGGGTG